AAAGAACCGAGAACATGCGTTCGGTTCGACGCGTCGAATTTTTTTCGTAGGAGTCCCAACTCACATATATGTGGACGACAAAAAGAGAGGTATTTCTACCTCTCAAGTGTCCGCTTCATCGTATATCATTTCGCGCCATTCGTCTGTAACACCAAACGTATAACCGACATCAATGACTCCTATACTGGAACCCAACGTAATCTCATGGCCATGTAGAATGATAGTTTTGGGTGAACGTAAGTCAACGTACTTACTTGCAGTTCGTCCACTTTCAATTGGCGGTACGGTTGTTCCAGGAGCAAAAGCTCTAAAACCGCCATGCTCCATAAGCCAACTGATAGCACCTTTACGCAATCCACTAACAGTTGTGTGCACTTCTTTACTACCACTTTCTTGATACATGTACTTCTTAGCACCCAAACTCTTGAATCGTTCGTATGTAACACCATGACCATCATTCTCATGCTCCCAAATACCTAAATATACTTTATGCCCGTCTTTGATAGCATAAGGTTTAACATCAAAAGTTTCTGCTTCTGCTCTAATCCTATCGTTCAACGCGTCGAACTGCTTTTTATACTCGCCGATAGCTTTTACAGAATCAGTATCAACTTGAACAATGTCATCACCGACAATCTTCATACCCTCATAAAGAGAAGCTCTAGCATGTGCTGTCACCCATACACCATGCTGATAGCTAAGAAAAGAATTGCGACTGTTATAATACTTATTCAAACCTTTATCAACATCAGCAATTTCGTCAACTTTCCACGGTTCATCATCTCTAGGGTCATAAATTACTTCAGCATTTAAAATGTCGGTCAACATCATACCGAAAGAAGCATTTATTTTATTCTTGAATTTAGCATATAAATACTTGTCACCATCTTCAAGGTTAGTTTTCATTTGGAACATACTCATTAGTTTGGTTCTAAATGCTTTTGACAGCATACCACGTTCAGCAATCCAAAGTTCATGTATCTTTAAATTATCAAAATCGTAAGACTCTCTGATAATTTTAAAATCTATTTCAGTGCAACACATACCAACTCTTGCGGCACTGTAAACTTTACCATTACCATAACGTCCATGTTCGCCACGTTCGATAGCACGACACTTTGCTTTGCTGATGTACGGTATACTTTCCCATTTCTTGAGTTTTAAATGTTCACATTCCCACACTATCAAACAGCATTTACTATTCAAAAAGTAATCCAACCATTCTTCATTAAAATTATTCGGTACGTTGATTGGTAGAAAACGACTTTGTGGAAAGTATTTAGTTGCCATCTGATATGGATAGCTAGATTTAATATCGAAACTATCAACATAATCAATAGTCCAACCAGTATTGATATTATTAGAACCACTAATACCACCCCTACATGCTTCTACACATAAAGCATAAGTATGTGCGTCAAGTCTCATAGCTTTCATGTGACGTTTATATCCATCTTCTGCAAGGCACACTTCTCTAAATTCTCTTCGTATATATCCAGTAGAAGTTAATGGAATTGTGCATAAATCGTCTTCTTCGAGACGACTTCTAATAGCTTGACATAATCCATATACGTCCACAATACAATAAGCGAGTTCTTGCTTACTTAATGGTGTGTCCGGATAACGTTTTATTCTATAGTTAAAATCATCACCACTTAATTTGAAAGCATCAACTCCCTTACTATTTTTCAGAAACTTGTCTAACGACATGTTGCTTAATGCGTAGGAACATCGATATTCAATATCTTCGATAACAACATAAAGCACGTCTCGAGTATGTCTAGCAAATACACTTTCAACTTCAAAGAAATTGCGCATGAACTGAAACTCGAACTGTAAGTTATGTGAATACACAACCAATTTCGTTCGATAATTAACTCCCATACTCTCTTTAAGATGATATAGAAATTCTTTATATTCGTCCCATGTTCTGCCAATACATACTGTATCGCCTATACAGAATTGCCAAATGTACATGAAACCGAAATCAGAATGAAATATGCCACATTCACTCTCTCGTATAGTAGTCGTTTCAATATCAAACGCACATTCGATATTGAAATAACTACGTTTACCGTGTTCAACGCGTTGAACATTTTCAAACTTTTCATATGGAAAATCATATATATTATATACTGGAATTTCATTAACGCTTTTTGTCTGCTGAATATCTACTAATATCAATTTGCAACTCCTCCATAGTCTGTTTAAAATCTTTAAGATGCCGCCCAGTCTTCTCATCAACTGTTAAATATTCACCTAGTGCTTTTAGCATTTTTTTCTTAGTGTTGTCTTTAAGTTGATAAGCGTCCCAAAGCATTTCAATAACAGTCTCACTATGACCGTAACTTTCGATACTCTCAGAAACTTCCTCATTACCTAAAAACTTTAAAAAATTTTTAGCACGTCGATCACTTACTGTCTCATCAAGAATACCCTTTTCTCTGAATTTGCGTATTCTCCTTTCAGCAATAGCTTTCTGCCCCTCAACAGTTGAACTTTCACTTCCTAAAAACTTAATGCCGATTTGACTTTGTTGACTCATTTGATAATAGTCACTATCCATATTTTTGGAATAAGCAAAGCGGTTGCTTTCATACATAACTTGTGTATAGTTTACAGCTGTTGCCCAGCCTATTCCATAGTCATATCCAGTTTTTTCTAAACCGATAAGACGTTTATTAACTTCTCTTGCGATTTCATTGTTAATGGAAAAGAGAAGCTGTTGAGCTTCTCTATCTCCACTTGTCGCAAGTTTCCCGTAGTCCTTAATCTCCTTGATCGAATACATAACTTATCCTTTCACGAACAATTCTCGTTCCGCATTGCGCCTACGTACTAATCCTCTTAACACTCTACCATTTGCTTTGTTATATAACAAAATGGCATCTGCAATTTGAGATTTAGTACGCTGTCCATATTTAAGTAATTTCTTAAGGTTGCCAATTCCGCAGTTGAAAGCGAAACTTGCTAACGCATCGAATTCATTTTGCGTCCAGTGATAAATACCATCGTAACTGTTGATGACCGGTTCGACGCGTTGAACATCTTCAATAAGAAAATGTGTAGCAACTTCTTCCGATATGTACATACCTTTCTTAACACCTTTAGTATGCCCATATCCGATTGTCCACTTACCGGCAGGACACCGGTAAGCAGTTAATCTGAGACCCTCAAAACTTTTAATTAAATTTAAACCATTTTCACTTATTGTCATAATATTGCAAACCCCGTTACATTCGGATCGAAAGATCGAGTACTGGTAACCGATATTGCTAATGCGGCGAATTTAATGCCAATAATAATCTTCCCGCCTGAGAAAACAATACTGTTAATAGTTGCTGGTGCTACATTACCGTTAATTAGCATTTGACCGCTTCCCACTAAATTGGGAACTCGGTTATTTGTTAGATTTGCTAATTCAGGAAAATCTACTAATATCTGACCGATCGCCATTTCTACTTGCATCATTGCATAGTTTGCTGTTCCAGTTGATGATGGTATACTCGGTGCATTACCTGTTGAGAGACCGAAAATGTACACACCATTTTTCTTTTCAATAGTTAAGTGTGCTGTAGCTGTCGGTGAGTGTAATAACGATTGTGTGATCGAACTCATATTGAAGACCGAATTAGGGATGTTATACGATTTCTTGGGTATGTCTCCACTTCCACCATCTTCCAGTGCCGTAACTCTACCATCCAAAGAACTGATTTCAGTAGTATTTGTCGCAATCTTTCCGTCCTGTTCAGTATCCTTAGCTTTAATGCCATCAATCGTAGTATTGATAGCACTAATTGCATTAGTGTTACTCTGTGTCGCACTGGACACCTCACCAACTTCAGTTTCTAATGCCGTCACTTTACCACTCAGAGTTGCAACATTCGCATCAGTCCTTGCGATTGCTTCCGTATTCGCAGTAATCTTCGCATCAGCATCACTCTTATTGGTGTCAACTTTAGCCGCTAACGTAGCCAAATCGGCGGTAGTCTTCTTTTGTACTTCCTGAACACTATGGAGTTCGACGTCGAACTGGTCACTTCTCGTATTCAGATTGGTGATGTCCTGGGTATGCTCGACAATCTTCTCTTCTGCCGCCGTAAGTCTGTCATTATAACCGGCAACGATCTTAGCGCTTGCCGCACTTTCCGCTTTGGTTTCGTCAGCCAACTTCTTAGCGTCAGCCGCAATACCAACCACTTCCAATGCCTTACTCTTCGCATCTACCATACCGTCGTCGATCTTGTTCATGGCATCATTCATCTGTGTAAGCCAACTGGTAGTATCTTCTCCTGCCCATAACGGCAAATCGTAATTCGCCGTATGGTTGGTAGTTGTTGCTGTACTTTTTTTATAGGGTGTATTCACTGCCATATTATCACTCCTTAATGTTCGACGCGCCGAACTTGTCGACTAACTCTCTTATAACGAGAGTGTTATTGTTAATAGCTTCTGCGGTTTTCTGCATCTCTTCCTTATGCTCTTTGTCCTGGTTATCCATCTTCCAAAACAAAGCCGCACACATCACGATCGGAAAACCTACTGTCGAAATTGCTGTCATAATCATCTGCGCTGTTTCCATAATTTTTTTCTCCCTTAATAATATTCTACGGTGAAGTTCAAAGTCAAATGTGTTGCGTTGCCGATTTGTGTAGAATCGAACATCAACTTATTTCCGGACACGTATATACTAGATGTGAAGTCTCTAGTTGTAACTTCACCGTCGTCCGACTTTACACCAATAAGATTCAAATAGAAAATGGTGCTATTATTCGGAATTGTTGCAAGTTCAATCGGAGAAGTTATTGCATCTACTAATGTGAGAGTCCCACATTTTCTCTTAACATTATTATTACCAACATAGTCGTTAGTCGGATACTCCATGCCGTCAAATAAACAGGTATTCTTACTTATAATGATGTCGATGGTCTTCTTTACATCGTCGATATAAGCATTAGTTTTATTGAACTTTGCAAGCACAGTGTTCGACTCGTCGAACCCAACCAACGTCTTGTCGATGTCGGTGTCATGTTCTTCCAGACTTTTAATTCTGTTCTCATGGTCTAACTGAGTATGCTCAAGATTTGTGCATCTTGTTTGCAAATCAGTTACATCATGCTGAACTGCATCCATATCTGCATTTAATCCCTCGACGATCGGTGTGAGAGTTGTCAACTGCTCCAGTGCGCTATCACTAGCAGTCTCCGCCGTATTCAACTTCTCATCAATCATAGCATAAGCTGGATTCATGTCGTCCAAAAAGTCGGGGTGTTCCAGTGCGTCCCACTGAGGGAGATTGTAGTTAGGTGTTCCTTTCTTATACATTTGTTAACTCCTTTCCATGCCAGTCATAAGACTGTGCTTTTACATTTTTATCATCATAGTTCTTAGCTGTCAAGTTCAACGCGTCGAACTCAGATGCCGTAAGTTTGCTGAAGTCACCAACTTTGAGGAAATCTGCCAACTCATAAACAGCCATTTTGACAGTGGTGTATCTTCCACTAACAGGTGAGAACATCATATTGTGAACTCCTAGTTCTATACTTCCATACATCCAATAAGTCATGGCACTTATATTGCTATCCTTGAAATATTGTGCAGTGATATGTGCCTTGTGCCATGCAATAGCTGTGAATCCTAAACGGTTGATTGCAATGTTATAGATATCGTTGATTGCTCCATTGATTGTATCATTCTCAACCTTAATAGGATTGAAGACAGGTAACTCACTTTTGGGAATGTCTGCCACTGTTTTCTTCATATCTGCAATGGCTTTCTCCAACATCTGCCTATCCTTGCTGGAACTTGCAAGAATCATCAATCGCATTTCAGAGAACTTTCTGTCATACACTTCCAGTGTATTAAGAAACTCTTTTCGATACTCTTTGATTTCATCAGCAAGAGCGTTGTCGTCAGCAATCAACGAACGCACTTCACGTTCCAACTTTGAACGCACATCATTGATGTCGTTTTCTAACATCTTAATCTGCGCTTCAAGTTGAAGCTTCTCATTCTTGCAAGATGTGATGTACTTCTGAATCTCTTCGTCCATTAAGAATCTTACGTAATGAGGTACGTTGGATTCATATTTGTTGAGACGATTGTTCACTTCAGTAATTGTGTTCAACGTCCCTTGGTACTCATCAACCAACTTTTTATACAGTTCGATAAGTTCTCTCAAATCTGTATCGTGATAGTTGGTATGTGGAAATTCTGAATATGCCATAATGTCTCTCCTTTACCATACACATATTAAGAGGTCTTTTGCGAACTCTCTTAATATCCAATCGTCAATGTCGAACTGTACAGTTCTACGTTGTTTGTCAATAAGCTCCTGATATGAAAGGTTTGTAAGACCTTTCTTTGTGTGTAGTGTCTCTTCGTGGTCTGTCGTTCCAGTGTCCTGTCCACTGTTGTAATCTTCGTTGAATGATGTGTTATCAGTTGTGTTAGCAGTATCTCTACTCTGTTCAACATCTTCACCATTTATATTATTGAACGCACTAACGAAATGTTTACTTTCACTGTTGATAGTTTCGTCAGTTGTCGAACTTGTATTATCTTTCTGCGTGAACTTCTTAGTACCATTAGCATCAAGATTACCAGTTTCGACTGTAGAATAATTTTCAATGGGGTCATATTTTATGTCAAGAGTGTCGAGCAGTCTTTTAATTCTGTCTTTATTTTTTATCCAAAACAGTTCAACATTCTTGTGCATGTAGGTAGTGTCTGAATATACACATTCAAGGTCTGCATATTGTGACATGATAATGTGGTAAATGTGGTCTTTATTGATTCGAGTATCAATGTCACTGGATTGGAAATAGAACTCATTATTGTGTAATATCATCCACAGGTTCACGCTGTCCACTAACGTCATCTTTGCTCTCCTCTCTGTTCGACGCGTCGAACTGTAGTGTCACACTTAATCCAACGTTAAACATTGCATTGATTTTATCGCAACAACGTTTGAGGTTCTCTTTCCAAATAGTTGTATTAGCTACCAACTCTTGGTTGTTAGCGTCAACTTCACCAGTCACGAGACGCTCACGTTTATCAGTGTTGGCATTGTTTACACCAATGGCTGTGAGGAACTCGTTAATAATTGTACGTTTAGAATCCTGAACCATATCTGCAATGTAATTCTGCTTCACGTTATTGAAGAATACGTTAAGCCCCGTTGAATTGAGTGCAACATCTTTTCGATATACAACTAACGGTTCTCCGTTACTTACTTTATCATAGGCAAGCTTAATTGATTCTGCCTGCGCTTTCGTTTCGGCTTCTGCAACGTATGCCATTCTACTATTCATTAAGTTGACGTCAATGGCGGCATCTGCGGAAGCTAAACGTTGTGCATAAATGTCTACAATCTTTATAAAATTGTAATAAATTCTTGATTGTGGTATTCTCTGAATATATAAGAGTTCACAATCAACACCTATCTTTTTATGTAGACCAGGAATCAACGGAACGTTGATGATTACATCTGTGGGATTGTTAAAATAGTTGTATCCTTGTAATGCTCCTTGTAATGGTAATACTCCAAAATCAGTATCGGATACAATGATATAGCCAAAACGTAAGAGAGTGTCTCTTATATAATCTTTATCCCAGTCGTCGGGACATTCTATCTTGAATATACCACCAACAAGTTTCATCAATTCTGTACGATAGTGGGCGGTTCTAGTCACCATGAATGTTCCGTTTACATCTTTTGGTTTTGTTGCTGTATACTTATTCAATGATCAGTCCCCCATAAATGAAATTAGTTGACGAGTTAACATATTGCGCAATCATCTGATGCTCAGTATCAGTACATTCTGCCTTAACCCATGCTCCGGAACACTTAACTAACCCGGATAAAGAACCTAAAGTCACTGTTTTAAACAGTGGCAATCCTATAGTTGATAGACAATTTGATGGAGTATCCGAAATCTTCCAATATGATACAGTTAATACTATATTGGCGTTAGCTTCTGCTCCTGCTCTTCCACCCAATCCACCTTTGATATGGGAGAATTGTTGAGAGACTGAAGTTGCTGTCGATACAACGGAACCTGCGGCGGCTATTCCTGCCCCAACCAATGCGGCAGTTGCCGTTTCGGGTAATGCCGCCGCCATTGCTACTGCTCCTATTGAAGCACCTATACCGCTCAATGCTCCGATTGCATTAGATGTTTGTGATGCAACTGGAACATCCACTCCAAATGTTCCCGATACTGTCATTATCATGCCTTTTTTATCAGAATCTTTTATCAGATATAAACACTCTCCAGTTGTTATATCTATCGTCAAATCTATGTATATAGTAGGTCTATTGGCACCACTTTTTAAGATACGTATAAGAGGTAACTGCACTAATCCAACACCCGGTAGAAACACACGGCATTCTGTGTACGGTTCTGTGTTTCTGTAATCAGAATATGTTGTGCTTAATTCGTCATGATATGGTAAATCAATAATGAGAAAGAAATTAGCATCAACTGTTGTTCCACTTATCAATTTTCCGCTGATACCTGTGTCGTAATTTCCTAGCCATATTGTTGAACTGCTACCACTTATTAGTGATAAATCTATCGGCATCCATACACAATTTAATATGTAATCAAGAGGGTTATCTAATTGTTTTTTCAATGATTCCCAAATTGACTGGTCAGTTAATTTATCACCTAACGCTTTTAACTGTGCGGCTGTCATTGCATAAGTTGCTGTATAACCATTCTGTCCGCTTGTTCCGTGACCGACAACGTTCAGAACATATGTTCCACTTTTAGAATATGGTGTAAATTCGATTGAACTATTTATATCTGTGCTCGATACTGATTTGGCTAACCTAGTGTCAGGTAACATTGAATTGTATGAACTTTGCGCATACATAACAAAAGCTTTAGTTGCAAGTATCTCTTTTCTGTATGTAGCTAAAACGTCAACTTCACAATCAATCTGCCATACTAATGCACTAATAGATGTGACATTGGTTATGAAGTAATATCTATGAAAGTCCTTGATATAACAATAGTTATAATCAGGAAATTGTTTTCCCTCGAATGTGCTGTCTGCACCCTGAATGATTAAGGTGGGTTTTATTATTGATGTTGGGTCTTTGAGATAACAAATTGTTTCTGTGATATGCCCCTCAGTGGTACTAGGAACTCTTGTAGAGTTCCTAGCCTTTGAGGTGTGCATAAGGTCAACTTGAACTGTTGCCATACGCATCCTTTCTGTTCGACGTGTCGAACTAATTAAGTGTGAAGATTACTGCGTTCTCACTCATATCGTTGAACCACATCTGCTTTTCATGCCAGAATGTGTTGTAATATGCTCCGCGTGCATTTACAGGAGTTGTAAGAACTTTCTCTTCCTGTCTGAATGTACCGATAGCTTCTCTATCGAATAATACACCAACAACATTTTCGATCGTCTTCTCAACCTTGTTGTCGACTTTACCAATCACCTTTGAGAGTACAACTATATCATTAACGTCGTCACCCTCTTTAACACCCTGCCAATATGGCACAGCAATATCTACAGACTTGTTGACATACTGGGGATTGAAAGCCGCATACTGTACTACAGTTTCGAGCTGAGTAATGAAATCAGCCAAAACGTAGAAACGCTGTTCACTCTTGGGAGTGAATCTGTCGTATCCCTCTGTATTGAATAACACACTCATAGTTTCCATTTTAGAAGCGATGTTATTCATCATACCGATCGCAAAACGCATGAAAGCGGGGTCGAATAATGCTGTCTGAGGGTTGAGAGTTGATCCGGTTTTACTGTTGTACAAAGTTACCAGTTTAATCTCCTGCTTGACAGAAAGATTGCACATCATATTGACAAGAGCAACTCTTGCGAGGTCTTCCAAAACAACCTCAATTTTATTCTGAACTTTACCGAATACCTGGTTCACAAAGGAAGCCATAGCACCTGCATTGAGAAAGGCTTCAGTAAGCATCTTCTCCTGCATTGTGATAAAGAATGAATAAGGTGTCTCCTTATCGAAAATTTTCTGCTTCGCTTTAGGATTGTTGATGATATAGTGGTCAAGAGCCTGACCATTCATCTGCCCGACTTTGTACATATCGTCAGCTACTGCGTCAGGCATCTCAACTGTCAATTTCTGAACCAGTGCACCCCACTCAACCTGTGTTCTGTACAAATCAGAGAATTTGTTGAGATAGACTCTGTAGTTATCAATGGTAAGACCGATTCTACGTGCCAAAGTATTGAGCCACAAATCATTCTTACCTAAGTTGGAAACTTCATTTCCCATTGCAACCAATGACGCACTGTCAACAGCCGCAATATCTGTCCGTCCAGTCATCTGCTGGAAGATCTGATTACATAAATCATAAATCTGGTTTACTTCAATCTGATTAGGCATTTGCACCATTTCCTTTCTTCGGACCGCACATTGCATATATTATCTCTTCGGGTGTTTTCGGACCCTCTGCAACTGGTGTCTTGAGTAACAATGCTCTGTTGGTCAATTTTAACTTATCTATTTGTGAACTCTGTTCTGTCACCTTGTCCTGCAACTGTTTTATCTCTTCACTCAAATCGGGGGTATCTTCATCTGTATTATGTGTTACAGAGATATTATTCTCCGAAACGTCCAATGAATAATCAGCTTCCGGATCAAGGTCAGATAACTGAGTAAGCACCTCTTCTAATTTAGCCATGTCGTCTCCAATCTGTTCGACGTGTCGAACTTTAAAGGTTGACCGCTTAGAGTGGCAAACTCACTATCCCCTATTCCTAGGTATGCCCTGATAGTCCAACGTAGTGGTCGGCGGTCATATATTATTAGTAACTGGGCTTGTAGTTAATCATTTGTTCAAAATTGACTTTGGTTAGATAGTTGTCATAAGTGACTCTATGCTCGATAACTAATATCTTGTAAAGCCAATAGAACAGCGCCCGAACCTTATCTTTCTCATTTTCTTTAAACGTATATTTAGCAGGATTAGCCGTTTGAGAAATGTGATAAGTTCCATTTGACTTGTGTTGATAAATGTAAATGTTCGCAAGTGATATATATGCGAAATATTCGGTCAAATTGACCTTTTTGACCAATTCGAGGTCATTATCTACGAAATCGCCACTTAAGGCTCTTTCATTGAATCCAGTACCCGCTCCAAACCGATAAATGGCAGATTTTGCTTTTTCTGCGCTTACTTTATGGTCTTTATACTTCTCAATGTGAAGAGAGCGGTTGGGGTCAGTATATTTCTCTTGATTTTTGAAAATCATAGAGTTTAATATACCTGTTAATTGTAACTGCGCTAACAAATCACTTCCCAAATCAATGGGGTTTGACAGTAGGCATACAACCACTTCCGGTTTACCCTCAATGGCACGGTTACGGTTGATGGTTTCGAGCATATTTAAGAATAAGTAACCCTCATCTTTTAAAGGACGTTTATTCTTATTTTCAGGAATACACTCGTCATACAATATGAAATTTACGTCTGAGAAATCTACACCTCTCAAGTTTGAAAATGTTGACAAACCTGCACAATAGCCGATATGTTTAGTTTTTTCAGCATCGAGATAGAAATTTCCGAATCCGAGTTTGAATGAAAAATCGGATGTTATTTCATAACCCTCGTTCCGGTTATAAACCTTAAAGGGTGAAGCTTCGGGAGAAGCCACGGTTTCTGCTTCAGTTCTCGTTCTCCGCAGGTACAAGAACTTATTGTCATCTACAGTGTCATCAAGCTTCAATTCTCCAACACCGATCTTTCTGCACATATCTAAAGCACCGTAAGTTTTACCAGTTCCTCGACCGCCACAGAAATAGGAAATATGAATATCTTTATCCTTGAGAAATCTCAAAATGACAGGTTCGACTTCAACGTAGAAACCGTGTTTCATACTACATCACCTGGAAAGTCAAAAATTCGCGTCCTGCGTTCGACTTTCTCTTGATCAGCTCAAGGGTTACAGATTCGCCTGCATCAAGTAATTCGATGCAGTCATTCATAATATCTGCAACTGTAGCAGAAATGGCGGTGTAGCATTTTCCGTCACTGTCAATCAGTACGGATACGTTTTTGAGTTCTCCGGTTTCCTCATCAGTGTCCTCTACTACGGCCGCTTTGCTGATGTTGAATGTTTTTCCGCTGGGTTCATCTTTCAGAGGAAGACCATTTCTCATGTTGATTGCGTCTTTTTTGTTGAAGTTCTCAGTTGCGTTGATGATTCTTTTCATGTCAAATCTCCTTTTCTGTTCGACGTGTCGAACTTTGTGCCCATTATCTTTTCTGTGAGACATTCTCATATTCGCCATGTTCGGGGAGTGTGGGCGCACTCCCCAGGAGACGGACATGAGTTCTATGTAAATTTCGGAGTGCGAGTGCGCTCCGAAAATTTACGCTATTTTAATATTACTTGTAAAACATATTTACAATTTGTAGGAATTATCCTATCAATTTCTAACAGATACAGGTTATTGTGGTCGGGTTCTTCAAGCATTTCTTTCATGCCGACATTTTCTACGAATTTATTGTCTCTATCATATATAGATAAAGTACGGTTTGCGGGTGTTACTGTTAATAAATCGAAAATCCTCATCGTTTCGTCTCCATTCGTTTCGTTTAAAGGTGAGTGGGGATTACTCCCCACTCTGTAATTACTTTGTAAGTACTACATCTACTTCAGAGTTCTGAATCTGTGCGAGATACTTTTCAATCTCTTTACTGAGTTCCTTGATTGTCTTGCCCTCGGTGTGAATGGTTACTGACGGGAAGCTATCAGTCGCTTCGGGAATTTCCGGTTCCTCTGTTTCGTTCGACGCGTCGAACTGCTCAACAGTTTCGGCTTTTGCTTCCGGCTCTGCACTTTCGGGTGCAACTTCCGCCTTGTTCTTCTCCTCAATAGCTTTCTCTGCTTCTTTTCGAGCTTCGAGGACTTTCTTAATCTGTGTAGAGTTCATTTCAACAGTAATGCCCATTTCAAGAATCTCTTCATCAGTATAATTCTTGAGCATAATCAGGCTTCGCCATGCGAATCCTGCATACTTGCTGTCAATGGCGCCGTCTTTCTGGAATCTGTCAAAAGTGTTAATTGCGTCAGAGGTAGTACCACGACTAATACCGTGTACGGTATTAGCGTACTCATAAATATTTTTGTACCCCTCAAGCATGAAAAGTTCTTTCTTCTTGATTTCAGAAAGTGCACCTGCAACGGTTCTTGCCAGTCCATCCGCAGAGTTTTGACAGGCTTTAATAGTATCTGTCAATTCTGCGTATTTTGCTTTGTCATTTTCTGTCCAAACGTGCGTGTCTACAAGACTTGTGTTCTTTTTGCTCATGTTCTTCTCCTTTTCTGCCTTTTCGGCTTGCGTTCGACGTGTCGAACTTTGGAATGTTTCACGTGAAACATTCGACGCGTCGAACTATTGTTTGAATTTTCAGACAACTTAACTAGAACTATCTGAATTGTCAGACAGTTTGCTAGACCGAACACACGTACTGTATTCAGTTGTCAAGGTTCCTACAAGGTAACTACTTCCTTACCTTGTATCTATAGTATAGCAGAAGTCGGGGCAGTTGTCTATATGCATTTTGCACAAACTTGCGAGCCGTTTGTTGTGCATGTTGTACAGAACAGCTGTTCGATGGTCTACGTGGTGTAGACTGTCGTGCTGTGGCGCGTTATCACTTTAGTG